GAGTGATTGCGTAGGGGCATTAAAAAAGCCCTGGCGATTTCTCGCAAGGGCTTTTTTGTTTCTTATTTGGCTCCTCGACCTGGGCTCGAACCAGGGACCTACGGATTAACAGCACAGTCTCAGACACCACTAGCCGCAAATGTACACCAATTACCACCCAAAAAAAAGCCACCCGGAGGTGGCAATTTTGTAAGGGCATCCCCAAACTTACGCCTTGTAATCGTAGCTGGGCCGGGCACCTCGTAGCCGACTACGACCAAATCAGCAACCAGAAATTATGCGCTCAGCAAGTCTTTGTATGCTGCAAATGCTCCCGCATGGCGTACGGCAACGCCCACTTCGCAATGGGCGATGACGCGGAAAGTTCCTGTCGTGCCAAAACCGTATGCATCAACCATAAAGTCAACCGCAACCGGACCCCAAAAACCAACATGAAACTCGGCAATATCACCGAACAGCAAAGCGGAACACACGCCAGTGCTGGTGCCTTTGGATAGGTTGTCTGGAATGCCTGCGCTGATGGCCATCGGATGCCCCAACAGGCGGTCCGCATCACTTGGCAAAATGAAATCAAGCCCGGCAGCGCGTTGGGTCGTACGAAGCTTTTTGCGCAAGGCAGCGCTACACAACATGGCTGGGCTGCGCATGGCTCCGACACGCTGGCTCACTTGGTATTCAAGCTCCACCAGGTTGGCCCACGTCGGCGCTGCGCCGTTGGTGCCGGCGGCCAAAATTTGCAAATCCGAATTGGTCAGCAGGCCCTGTGGCTCGTTAGCAGTTGTGCCGTTTATCGCTGAAGTGTCGATTGCCAGCATCATGCGCCTAAGCATTTCGGACTTGATCGCTGCCTCAATGTCAACCGAGGAATTCATCATCAATTTACGCGACACGTTGATTTGAATGGCGATGGTTTTGGGTGTCAGCACGCCAGCCTTGAATGTGGGGTCAATACCGGTTGCGGCTGGCGAGTTTTCAGCAACCCACGCGCTACTTGCAGACACTGGTGTTGCAATGCTTGGCAGTGTGTAACTTGACCCGCTCAGGCCAGACAGGATCGTTGCGGACCCCATAACTGCGCTGTCAGTAGCCAATCCAGCTTGCAATGTATTCCCGACGTTTCCGACAACGGCTTGTGGGCTACCGGATGAAGTGAGGTCGCGAGTTAAGGCCCCAAGCGGGACCCAGGTTCCGGTCGGAATTTTGCCGCTACGTTGACGGCATGATTCGCTTAATTCGGTCGCAGCGGAAAGGGCTGCATCATTTACGGGCCACAACGGCGTGGGAAGTTTTGAATTTATCAGCTCGCGCAGGGAAAATTCCCGAGCCTTTTGGACTTGGTTAATTTGACCGCCCATTTCTTCAAGGGTGCGGTGTTTAATTTGAGTGAAGTTGAGGGATTTCATGATGTTTTTCGTTGGATTTTTGGGTTGTTGGGGGTGCGGTGGCTTACGTGTGCATGGGTAAATACCCAGCGCGAACCAAGAGTGCGTCGCATGTCACTTTGATATCTTTGGGCGACGCGTCAACTTCGATGAGTTGCTGTGCCTCTTTGTACAAACCATTGAGGGAATTTAATTCCTGCTCCAACTGGGATTTGCGGGACTTTTGTTCATCGTCAGCCTCCCGATAGCCAAGAAGTTTTCCATCTACGGAAATTGGCGCGGGCTTCAAATCGCCCAGGATTTCGATTTGTGATCTGACTTTGTTGCGGGATACCTCGATCATGTACAGCGTATGCAAAACAAAGCCCTCGCCGTAATCCTTGACAAGCATCTGTTCGGCGTGACTGCGCGCGCGGGTTGTGACTGAAGCGGCGTTATCTGCTACCGCAATGAGCTCCCGAAGGTGATCCACCTTTTTTTGCAGGGTGGGAAGTAAGGAAAGAACCTCTGCTAAGTTCGATTGAGCCTGTTGATCAAGCTCTCTTAGTTCTTTGAGGTTAACCAGGCAGCGTGCCCGGTCTTCCTTGGCTTCTGATGTTTCTATGTCCGCCAGTTGCTTTTTGGCCTGGCGAATGATTGGTAAATCAGAAAGTTTCTCAAAGAGAGCTTTGTAAGTTTCGGTAGCGAATTCCATAATGGGTCCTGGGTGAAAGTTGAGGGGAATGATTTGTTCTTCGGTGGCCGTGCAGGTCACACTGCCGCCACCGTGTTGATGGAGTCGCCGCCACGCACCACCCCATCGAGCAGCTTGGCCGTCTTGCCTGTGGCAATGGCAGTGGCCTGTGATTCGGCGGCCATGCGCTCTACCTTGCGGTTTAGCTCTTGCATTTGCTGCGTAAGCGCATCAAAACCGCCACCCGACATGCGCACGCCCAAGCTACCGTTGATATTGGTCAGCGGCATGATGGCTTCGGGACCGGTTTCGGCCATCTGCCCCATATTGAACAGGGACGGGCGCTTGATGACCGAGCCACCGCGAGAGAATGCGGCGCCCGTGGCAAAGGCCGGTACCGCCTGGCCGGTGATGGCAGCGATCACTGCATGCAGGCCGGCGGCAGTGCGGTCAGAACCCGCCCGCACTGCCTCGCTGATGATCCGCTCTGCGCTCTTGCTGGAGGCATCCAGCGCGGCCAAGGTGGCATCGATGTTCCCCAACATTGCCAGGGAGTCAGCCGAATAGTTTTTGGGTGCGTTGTCCTCTAAGAGCTTGGCGACAACTTCAGCTTGCGACAGGTAGTTTGTGATTAGGCTGGATTTCCCGGTTTCATTCAATTTGTCGATCAGCGGGCCGAGCATCGAGTTAATCTTGTCGCCGTAGCCGGCCAGCGTGGTGCCGTCGCCCTGGCTGGCCTGCGCCATGCTGTAAGCAGTTGCGAACTGCGCCTGTAGGCTCGCCGTTTGAGCCTCTGGACTCAGTTGGCTAAACCGGTAATTGGAGACTGTAGCCAGTAAGTTTATGGCGCTGGTAGACATTAAGTCAGCCAGGGCCTTCTGTGCTTCGTAGTATTTAACCGTTTCTTGGCGCAAGTTGGAAAGCTTTGTGACCGACTTGCCTGCATCTAGCGTAAAACTCTGCAATGCAGACTGGTAGTCAAGAATTGCTTTTGCTGCCGCTGCCGCTGCATTAGCCTGTGCGGCAGTTGCAGAAGCCGATGCGGACTGCGCGGCATTCGATGCGTTTTGAGTCGCCGTTATTTTCTGTGCCGCAGCAGCCAGAGCGGCGTTTCCTGTATCCAGCGCATTCAACAGATTTCGGTACTGCGGGTTAGCCTTCAGCCCTGTTGTGTCTGGCAGATACGTCGTCGATGCAGAGCCAAACAGGTTGCTCATGGTGTTTGTATAGCCCTTGTAGGTCATGTAGCTATACGGGTTCAGCGCATTGGAGCCAGCGTTGTAGTTATATGCCGCGTTATCCCCGGACGATGCAGAGTCGAAAGTGATGCTCGTGCCGGCCGGGCTGTAAGCAGAACCAAGCGCCCGGAGTTGCGCATTCATTGATGCGTAATTTGCAATCAGTGACGACTTTTCATTGGCGGCATTAGAAACCGCCGTAGCTGCGGTAATAGCAGCAGCCTGTGCGGATGACTGTGCGCTATTGGCAGCACCCAACGCGGCGTTTGCGCTTATCAGACCCGCATTGCCCGGCATAGTCGAATTGATTCCGCTGATACCCGACTGGATATTTTGCTTGCTCATGACCGTCGGGCCAACGATCTGCAATGCAGCATCACGCACTGCAATGCGCTCTGTCTTGATGCCGTCAATCACGTTGCTGATACGCCCTGCAAGGCTGGTGAAAACCTGTGCAATAGTCTCCATGAACGTGGTGGTGTCAACCGTCTTGAGTGCAGTTGTCAGGCCATCAAAGTTGATGACGGTCTTATCGGCCTGGATGCCCAAGTCAAAAATTTGGCTTTGCAACAGCAGGGCTGACGCCTGCGCACCGGTCAGGTCTGTGGAGAGCGTGGTCACGGAGTCGCTGAAGGTCAGGATGGGGCTCGATACATCCCCCATGACGGTGTGAATCTGGGTCATGGCACTCACCACTGCATCAGCTCCAGCTTGCATGCCGGTCATAGAGAGATTCGTAGCGTCCAGCGCGGGGATGAGCTCGCCGTTTCCGGAGAACGTTTTGAGCAAGGCTGTGGCCGCATCCCTGGATGCTGTGTCAATCAGGTCTGCAGTGGTGGCGAACTCGGGTGCGAGTTTCAGCAGTGTTGCATAGGCCGCGCGGCCCGCATCGGTGTTCAGGTCCAGACTTCCGGCCAGGTCTTTGAGCGCTTGCTTGGATTCTGGTAGCGCGATGCCGAATGCGCCCAGGGCTTCGGTCATGGCCTTTTGGCTATTGGCTACCTTCTCGCCAGAGGTGTAATAGGTGTCGTAGAACGCCTTTGAGCTTGCAGCCAGGTTGTCCAACCCGCCGAAGGCATCTGCCAGGCGGCTTGCCGCATCGCCGCCGGCAAGCGATACCTGGAACATGCGCTGCCTGAGCATGGAGAGCCAGGAGTTGGCGGTGATGATGCTGGTGGCCAGCCGCGCAAGCGTGCCGGATGCCGTCTCGCCCGACTTGGCAAAGTCCGCGATCTGAGGCGCCAGGGACAGGGCCAGGCCATCGGCCACGCCGGAGAGCATATCGCTGATGGCCTTCTGATTGGCAGCTGCATCACTCCCAAGCGCCACAGAAATGTCTTTGCTGTAGCCCTCAATCTGCTTGGCATCTAATCCCAGCGCCTTGGACATTCCGGCAGCCGCTACCTGGATGGACATGAAGCCGCCAGACAGGCCCGACTGCATGGCAGCATCCAGAGCGGACAGGTTTTTTCCTGAGCTTGAGCCGCTGCCACCGATGCCGAGAAGACCAGAGCTGCCGTCATTGCGCCAGGTTTGGTACGCGTTGCCGGAGAATCCTGAGCTTGAGAACTTGCCTTGGATCCCGGTGCCGGTGGTGTACTCATGGCCACCACCAAAGGCGTTGTCTACCCACCCGCCAACAGCCTGCCCGATCATGGAGCCGATGGGGCCGCCAAAGTACGTTCCAATGCCCGCGCCTATGGCTGCACCCCATTGACCGCCTGCAGCCAGCATGGTGGCGTTCAAGTAGCCCAGGCTATTGCCCACCATATTGAGCTTGTCGGCCATGGCGGTGAAGCCGCCCGCCTCATTGATGTTGCCCATCATGGATTTGCCCAGGGACTCAAAGCCCAACTGGTAAACCTTTTCGCCAGCCGAGTACAGTGCACTGGTTGCGCTGGACCCGAAGTCTGTCATCCAGCCTTTCATACTGGATAGCATGCTGGCACCGTTGATGGCAGAAGCGGCATCGCCCACCGTGCCGGCCGCATTGGCTGCCGTACTGATACCCATGGCGCCCGTGAGCGCACCCGCCACCGGGCTGACGATGGCGCTAACGATAGGCCGCAGCACCATGGTCTTAAACATGTTGACTACGGTGTCGCGGAAGTTCTCGGCAAAGCCTTTGCCGGCATCCCAGCCGCGCATTAGGGCGTCGGTGATGTTGGACTCGATTAGTTCAGCGGTTTTTTTCCAGTCCTCGCCGGCCTTTTTAGCAGCCTCCGCATTGGCGGTGCGGGTCTCCTTATCCCCCATCAATGTGATGATTTTCTTGCGCGAGTTGATTTCCATTTGGAGCGCGAGAAGGGTCTGTCCGTCGGAATTGGCGGCTGCCTCTTTTGCATAGGTCTCACGCACCCGAGAAAGCCCGACTTCCTCGATTGCCACTGCCAGCGAAATATTCTGAGCTGCTGCCATGGCTGTGGCGGTGTCTTCGTCTTGTAGCCTCTGAACTTGTGCCGCCATGGAGCCTGCGGAGTTGTCCAGTGCCTTGATCTTTTCCTCATAGGCCTTTTGCTCTTCGGCATATGCCTTTGATGCGGCTTTTGCGGAATCTTCTTGCTCTTTGGCCTGTTCCTTTGCAAACGGTTGTTGCAACAATAGTTCCTTTTGTGCCAGTGCAAGGTCCTTGACGCTTGTGGCGTCGGCCTTGTGCGCGTTTGCTAGGTCGGACCACTTTTCCGCAAAATCAGGTGAAAGACCGGAGTTCTGGTCAATCAAGTCAGAGTAAAGCTTTTTCCCCCGGGCTATTGACTTTTCGTATTCGGATGGGCCGCTCTTGGTGGGGGCGTTAAGTGCCTTTTGCGCTGCTGCACGGGCCTGCTCACGGCGCAGCAACGTATCGCCAGAGGGTACGCTACCGACAGGGGCCAGCGCATCGCGCTCGGCTTGTGTGAAAACCTGCAGGTCCTTGGTCAGTGCTGCGATTTTTGCCGTGCGCTCATCAAGCGCCTTTAAGAAGAACTTGTTTGCGCTTGGATCAACGCCGGCGCGCTCAAGGCTGGATTTGTCAACCTGGCTAAGGCGCTCGAGATAGGCTATTTTCTCTTCAATGCCTTGCTTGGTCTTTGAGAATTCCTCATGCTTTGCAACAAGGCCTCCAACCACCGCACCACCACCGAGTAACGCCAGGGTCCACGGGTTTAGAGAGGCAATGGTAGTTCGTAGTATCACCAGGGCGCCAGTAATGCCGCCAACCGATGTGCTGAGGGTCGCCATACGGGATGCCACAGCACCGATGCCAGCGGCTGTAGCTGCCCCAGCTAGTACGCCAATCGTAGTATTTATCGCATCGCCATTTTCTTTGATTACCGATCCCAAGGTATCGGCAGATTTTGAAACGGCCGACAAATTTTGCGCAAGTGAATGGCTTGCACCGGTAACGGAATCAAAGTCGCCAACTAGCTTGACGGCGCTGTTCTTGAGCTGGGTGAAAGCCTGTCCTACAGTCATCACCGAGTTGGCAACCTCGGTAGAGAGGGTTTTTGTCTGCGACTCTAGTGCGTTAATGACAGCGTCGGAGGTAATTTTTCCCTCCTGCCCAAGCTTTCTGAGCTGCCCGATAGAGATTCCAAGGCCATCAGCGAGGGCCTTTGCCAGGCGTGGTGTCTGCTCCATGACGGAATTTAATTCGTCGCCGCGTAAGGCTCCACTTGCTAGGCCTTGTCCGAGTTGTGTAAGCGCCGCCTGTGCAGCCTCTGCAGAGCCCCCGCTTACTGTGACGGCGTTGGAAATGGCCTCTGTGACTTTGAGTAAGCGCGATTGCGATATGCCCAGAGCGTCGCCAGCTCGTGAAAGAGACGCAAATGTGTTGCCAAGTTCCAGGAAGTTGACTCGACTTCGCTGCGCTATGGAGAAAAGCTCTCCGTAGGCGTGTGCAGCACCTTTGAAGTCGCCCGTTGCAAGTTTGAGTTGATTCCCCAGTATCGTCACCGAATCAGCGGCCCTGATGGCACCACCGGCAACGGAATCAAGTGCCTGAGGGATTACAAAAATCGCGCCACCGAGCTTTACCAGGCCTCCAATTTGCGAGCCCAGGTTAGAAACCGATTTTTCAACGCTCGATAGCGCTGAAGTTACTTTTTGATCACCGTCCAGGCTGAGGCGTATTCCTATTTCGGTCGACATTTGATGGGCTTTCAGGGCGTTTGATATGTACCCACTATGCGATTCAAAGTCCGAAGAAATAGCGGCATTTTGTTTCAGGAATTTATGATGTTCGAGATGCTCCTGGTTGTGCTTGGGAGCTTCCCGCCACCCCACAACATGGCCCAAAACAGATGCCGATTCACGTCGCTGCAATAGCTCGGAGGTTTTTGCAGATCAACCCAACAGAGCCACTGGTGACCGGCGAAGGATTTCGCCTCGCGGTGAACTGCCTCAGCCAGCGTCCAGGGCTTGGACTGTGCGACTGGCAGCAATTTTGCCGCCTCCCTTAGGTGGTAGTTGCGCAACTCCTTTCGTGCCCGTTCGGGGCTTGCTGGAATGTGCAAACACCTGGCCAGGCTCAATTGATTTTGTCCCTTAAGGACCCCAATGCCGCTCGATCTTGCCTTGCTGGCAGATCGCAACCAGGTCGTGCAGCCACTGCGCAAAGCTTCCAGTGCTTGCGCGTCTGCTTTTCCTTCGAGTATTTGCGCCAGTAAATGCATTGCAGTTGAGGGTGCTTTGGGCGTGGTGTCAGTCTGACTGCACCCCCATGGAATGCCCGGTGGCCATCTGCGTAAGCGCCTCGTAGATTGCGCTTTCCAAAATGCAGCTACATGCATTTATGTCGCTCTCAGCGGCCACCACTGGAGCAATGCGGCTGGGTAACTGCAACAGCGCATTGCGAGTGTTGCTTATGGTATTGGCCCAAACTGCTTTTACTGCGCTCAAGCGCACCATATCGCCCCGCAGTTCCTGTATTTTCAGTTCAGCCATATCTGCATCTGCCGCCTCACGCCGGGCGCGGCTGCTTTCGTAGCTTTGTGGGTGTTCGTTGACTGCGGCGGGCATGTATACCAGCGCATTCCCGCCCAGCGGCGCTGCAGGCGCTAGATCTGCTTTTGAGCCAGTGACGGGGGCTATGTGCTGGGCCTTCCAGGCGCGTGCAGCCTCGATGCTGTAGTTCGGCATTCCCTTCTTTTTAAGTTGGGTCACGCGGCCTGGCGTGATGCCTAGGGCGCGGGCAATTTCGGATTGGGATGGGTGCTTGTTGCTCATTTATTTTACCTATTGAGATAGATTTACCAATAGTGTTTAGCCATAAATTATTGGATCACAAGTGTTTTGGCGCGGTGCGCATTACCCTTGCCTAAAAGGGGGTGGTAGTACCTTGACAGGGGGGGTGGGTTCACTGGGCCACCTCGTTACCCTTTGCATACATGAGGATGGCCATCAGGTGGCCATCGCCGTCAACGTGGTGGAGGGCGCGCTGTGTGAATGCCTGCACACTCTCACCTGGGAATCTCAGCAGTTGAGGGAGGCGGCCAGGTACTGCGTGCACTCCGATGAACGGCATGCAGGACCCATCACCCAGTAGCACCAGATGCACATTGCTCGAGCGCTGCCTCGAGGGCCCACTTATTGGCTTACGCACTGGTTTTCTCCTTGCCAAATAGGGCTGAAACCCGCGTACTTCCTGCACTTCCGCCGCTTTCGAGCATTGCGAACCACAGGCGTGTGTGCGTGCGTGCGCACACATGGGTAGATATTTCGTAAGAAGTGGAAGAAGTCTAGGAAGTACGCGGCTTGCCAGCCGGTTGCGGAAGAAGTCATGGCGAAAGCGCAGGAAGTGAACAGCATCCAATCACTCATGTCGCACCACCTTCGGCGGCTGCACTGCAGTACCTGGTCAAGTTGCTTTCGAATGTGGCCACGCATTCTTGGGCAAAGTCAAACCAGCGCATTCCATCAACAGGCCCAGTGCCGGCGGGCATCCACAGATGTATCGGCACGCCGTGTTCGGTGGGGGATGGGGAGGTTTTCTTTCGGTCCAGTCGGTTGCCTGCGTACTTCGTTACCAGTGAGCTAAAAATGGCCTGGTTGGGTGGAATGCGCTCGCCATTTACCCTGCACCAGCGTGTGAAGGCGCGATACAACTGCTTTCCATCGCAGGGCCACAGCGGCAAGTCCAGTTCCTTGGAAAGCCATTCCTTCGCAAAGCGCTCCGCAGGTTTCAAGCCGATATCAATCAGCTCCGACTTTGCTACGGTCATCGGCGGCGAACTGTGCGTGTGAAATCCGGTCAGGTCACGGCGCATAAGCATGGCATAGAAGGCCTCGATACCGCCC